CAACTCTCAAGGTTATTAAGGCGATTATTAACCAAGGAAGTTCTGCAGTTAATGAGCGCGGTTTCTACAACACCGATTCTTTGCGCCTAGTCCTCAATGTTGATGACCTACGAGCCGCTAGCCCTACCCTCTTTGATGACAGAGGAGTTGTTAAGTCAAACCTAGATTTATCTAATAAAAACCGCGTTGTCTGGAAGAACCAGGTATACCGCCCAATAAAAACTCAGCAACAGGGGCAGGTAGCAGAGCGTCATACTATTATTTCGGTAGACTTATTACAGTTGATGCCGGACGAGCTGGTTAACGACGCCCAGTTCTTAACGTACGCACAACCTTAGGAGTAATAATGGCAAAAGATACAAACCCTTGTTGGGATGGCTACGTTCAAGTAGGCATGAAAATGATGAAGGGCAAACAAGTTCCAAACTGCGTCCCCGCAGGTTCTGGTAAGAAGAAAGTTGCAAAACCTACTAAAAAGAAAGCTGGTAAAAAATAATGTGCAAAGGATGCGGATGCGGTTGTTCAAAGCCGGGCTGTAAGGGCGCTTGCAAGAAGACTGCTAAGAAAGCGGCTCCAAAGAAAATGTCTCCAAAGCAAAAGAAGCTTGATGTAGACAAAGATGGCAAACTAGAAGGGTCAGATTTTGCTGCCCTTCGTGCAAAGAAGAAGAAGTAATGTGCGCGACTTGCGGCTGTATGAAGCCAAAAGACAAGCACGGGATGAAGACACTACAAGCGGCGAACAAGAAGTTTGCTGCAAAGAAGGCTGCACCTGCAAAGAGTAAAAAGTCAACAATGGTCAGAAAGAAGGGCATGTAATGGCTGCAATGGGAGCTATGGCTGGCAAGTACACAGAGGCCAAAGATAAGAAAAAAGATGCAAAGATGACCAAGGGAATGACACCTGCTCAAAAGGCTAAGTTTGAAAAGGCCGACAAGGCTCACGCAGCTAAGAAGAAGCCTAAGACCATGGCAGAAGATAAGAAGATGGACGCCAAAATCATCAAGGACATTAAGAAAAAGAAATGAAAAAAGTACTAGCACCAGGCGCTATGGATAAGATCCATAAAGCTGTGGCTTCTCAAAAGAAGGCACAGGCTACCCCGGCCGCTAAACCAGCGATGACCAAGGTAGTAACCAAGACGGTTCACTATGGCAAACCAACACAAACAAAGCCAGCTAAAAAGAAGTAAGCGATTAGCCCCCGCAAGGGGGCTTCTTGCTTTATGCTTTAATTAGTTCCATGCGGGAACTAGCGTTTTACCCTTGCGATGTACCTTGCCCTACTCCGATTGGAGACTGCCATGTCTAAAGACAAAAAGGTCGATGGACCGGACGGCGTTGCTTTTGCTAAAGCATTCGTCCAGAGTATGACCTCGAAAGAGGACAGTGCAAAACTCGCAAATGGCTTGATGGGCGCGTACTTCCTAGGGAAAGCAATTCGCTATGTCGACAAGAAAAAATGACACAGCGACGATAGTCAGCGCAGACGCTGCCTACACCCTAATCCCAATTTTAAATGCCCAGCTAAAAAGCATGGCAAGTGCGGCTATGTGGCCTTCACATATTGTTGACGCCATTTTTGTAGATTATCAAGACGATGACCTAATTGTTGACTACCCAGACAATCTAGGCGATGAGATTGACGATCTAGAGTATGGCTCAGGCACACAGCTTCCAAACCCGGTAGTCCGACCTTTTGTTGCCCGTTGCGGTCAAATTATTAAAAACACAGTTGGCGCAAAGACAATTGACGAAATCCTGATATTGGAGGACGTATTCAATGGGTAATCCATTTATTATTGCAGAAGACCTTGCCATTAAAACTCTACTTGGTGGCATGACAGTCTCTGATGAGAAGAACCCAGCCAGACAAGTAAAGGTGTGGTTTGGTTACCCTGACGTTGAAGTTCGATCACAGGAATTTCCCTTTGTCACAGTCGACTTAATCGATATTGTCCCAGCTAATGATCGCCAGTTTTCTGGTCGGCTTTTTGACAACGATTATCGCGGAACTATTGCTCCAGTTAGTAACCGTGTCTATACATATGACGAACCAATTGCGTATGACTTGGTATACCAAGTAACATCCTATTCTCGCCATCCACGACATGACAGAGCTCTTATGTTTCAGCTAATGAATAAGTTTCCATCAAAGTATGGGTTCCTGCGAGTACCAAACGAACTTGGTACAGAACAAAGCAGTCGCTCGATGTTCCTTGATGGATTTGTAAAACGAGATGCGGTAGACGGCGAGACTGGAAACAGACGTCTTCTTCGCAATGTATTAACCGTACGAGTAATCAGCGAAATGACGCCTACACAGGCTAAGGTTGCTGGAAAAGTGGTTGCTACAGTCTCTATTAATGAAAATAATCCGTCTATCCCTTCTGACTACAACACGGTCTAACATATGTCACTTACGTCAAAATCTAAGGAGATAATTTAATGGCATTTAGTCGCCCGGGGGTATACGTCCAAGAGACGCTCAACCCTATTTCATCCATTGCCGTTCCCAACTCTGCGTCAATTGGCGCATTTATTGGACCAAACGACAAGGGACCTGTAACAGCAACACTCGTAACTTCATGGAGCGAGTACACAAAGCTATTTGGAAGTTGGAACACAAGCACCGGAACAGGTGCTGCTAATAACGACCTACCACTAGCTGTTTATTTGTTCTTTGCTAATGGCGGAAGCCGTGCTTATGTTGCTCGTGTAGCAACAGGTGCAGTATCTGCTTTTAGAGTATTTAACGATCGCGCTGGTACACCAGTTGCAACTCTTCGTATTCAGGCTATTAACCCTGGAGCTTGGGGTAATAACTTAAATATAACAATCTCAGACTCAACAACAAGCGGTGCGTTTGATCTTACACTATATGATGGTGGAACCACAGATGCTTATGTTGTGGAAAGATTTACTGATTTATCAATGACATCTACAAGCCCTCGTTATGCGTTGTCTGTTATCAACAACCAGTCTTCATATATTGTTGCTCTTGATCAAGCATCAGCATCAGTTGGAGCTCTTAAGACTCCAGCTAACGTAGCTAACGCATCATTAGCATCTGGTACTAACGGAAGCACAATTACCGCTGTTACAAACTACAGCGTTTTTGATACTATCAATGCTTCATTGATTCTTAACGTTCCAGGAGCTACAGACGCTACAACAATTAACGCTGCAATCTCATATGCAGCTGGTCGCGAAGACGTTTTTGTTGTTGTTGACGGTAGATCAGAAACTGTTGCAAATCAAATTACTTTGGCTGGAACATACACACCAAGTTCATTTGCAGCTGTTTACTACCCACGCATTTTGATTGCTGACCCAACAGTTGGTGTTGGAGGAGCAGGAAATGCTACTCGTGTAGTAGGACCTGGTGGAGCTATTGTAGGTCTTTATGCAGCAACTGACGCATCTCGCGGAGTTTACAAGGCCCCAGCTGGTCTTCAAACTCGTGTAGCTGGTGCGGTATCTGTTACTGCACTTACAAATAATGAGCTTGATCTCCTAAACACAGCAGCAGCACCAGTAAATGCAATTAAATTTGTACCTGGTTCTGGAATTGTTGTTATGGGTGCTCGCACACTTAAAGCAGGCTATGTTGATAAGTACGTACCGGTTCGCCGTACACTTATCTACTTACGTAAGGCTCTTTCAGACCTTACACAGTTTGCAGTCTTTGAGCCAAACGACCCAGCTCTATGGCGTCGCCTTGACTCAACAATTAGCAGCTTCTTGACAGGGTTCTGGTCACAAGGTGGTTTGGTCGGAGCGACCCCAGCTGAGGCCTTCTTTGTTCAAGTTGATAGTGTTAATAACCCGCAATTAACTATTGATAATGGTGAAGTAAACATTTCAGTAGGTGTGGCTCTACAGCGCCCAGCGGAATATGTAATCATCAAGATCGGTCAGTTTGACGGTGGAACCACCGTTACTGTGGCGTAAAGGAGATAAGAAAAGATGCCAAGCAGCATAATCAATCGCTTTTCTACCTTAGCAACAGATCCGTTACGCTCGTTTCGGTTCTACGCTGAGTTTAGCAAAGCAGGTCTAAACAACGAAGATGTGATGGATGCACGTATCACCACATCTACAGCCGCATCAACAACAACAGGCGTTTCAAGCGGCTGGGTTGGCGGTTTCACTTCAATCAGCGGGTTAAACATCACAACTCAGTCAATTCAGTACCGTGAAGGTGGTTACAACACTACTGTTCACCAAGTTCCTGGTATGACTACATTCAGCCCAATCACATTCCAGCGTGGCGTTCTTTACGGAAATGACCAAGCTCAGACCTGGATGCGTGGCATGTTTGCCGCAGCAGCTGGAGATGGAATTGCAACTGGAACCAAGACATTCCGCGTTAATATTAAGATCTACGTAATGGATCATCCAAACGCAAACGCAACAGATTCAAACACCCCAAAGATGGGCTTTGACATCCGCAACGCTTGGATTACCCAGCTTAACTACACAGATCTAAACGCTAATGACGGAGCAATCTTGTTCGAGTCAATGGCACTTGTACACGAAGGTCTATCAGTATTCTTTACTGATGCAAGCTACGCACCAATCGGCCGCACAGCTATTAAGTAACACCTAACCAAGGAGTATAAATTGTCTGAAATTATTACCGACGCAGCATTAGTATCAAAATTCGCTGAACAAGCTATGCAAGAACCTGAAAAAGTCATTGAAACTCGGGAACCTTTAGACACAGAGGTGGAGCTACCTGGCGGATTCATAACAGAGTCCGGCCAGGTAGTTACTACCGCTGAAGTTAAAGAGCTAAATGGAGCTGATGAAGAAGCTATCGCAAAGGCTGGTTCAACAGCTAAATCAATGAATGTTCTTTTAGAACGAGGTCTTGTAAAGCTCGGTGGCAAAGAGGCTAGCCGAGATGATCTAGACGCTCTTCTATCTGGTGACAGAGACGCAATTTTGCTGGGTATCCGCAAGGCTACTTTTGGCAAAGACATGGAACTTCGCGTTCGATGCAACCGTTGCGGTGAAGAACAACAGACAGTTATTGACTTTGACACAGATATCCCAGTGCGAAAGCTTAAGGACTCTGTCAGAGACCGTAACTGGGTAGTTGAAACAAAGTCAGGCCCAGTAGGGGTAGCTTTGCCAAACGGTATTGTGCAACGAAAGCTTATGGAAAGTGTAGATCTTACAGTTCCAGAAGTTAACACAATTCTTCTATCTGGCTGTGTTACATCTATCAATGGCTCAATTTCTGTAGGTGCCTCCGGCCCTCTTTCTTTGGGTATGACTGACAGAACAAAGATTATTGATTCAATTGTGTCAAAGAACCCAGGCCCACGCCTTGGGGAGGTGACCAAGGCTTGTAAGGCATGTGAAGAAGAGATTAATCTTCCTCTCAGCCTTATGGACTTGTTTCGCTTTTAGTAAGACGCAATATGACTTACTTTTAGATCAATACGAGTTATTGACTAGAAGCTTTACCGGTTGGACTCTTACGGAGATTAAAAATCTTTCTGTAAGGGAGCGAACTAACTGGATTGAACGGGCTCAAAGGTTTATTAAGAAAGGGTAATCATGGCAGAAGATCCAAAGAGCGCAATGAACATGCGCTCGATGCAGGTCGTCAGCGACCTTGAAAATGTCATGGGCCGTCTTGTTGGTAAAGCACGAGACTTTAAAGGTGAAATTACTGGAGCTAACAACGCCCTAGTAGTTACTTCTACTCGAGTTGGTGCAATTGAACTTGGCGGTGGCCCAGGAAGAACCTCAAACGAGCTATTCCCAGATCCACAGTTCTCCCCTCCAGCTGGAGGAGCTGTCGGCGGAGGGCCTACTGGAGGTCAATTTACACCTGGACCAGGGGGGCCTTATCGAGGAATTGGTAGCGGTTATATTTTTGACAACGCTAGACCAATTATTAGTGGTGCTGGCGGTAACGGCAACTTTACTCGTAACCTAACCGATTACGTAAAAGAAAACCCATCTGGAGCAATGCTCTACGGTGGTCTTACAGCTGGTAAGTTTTTAAACCCAGCTGAAACTGTTGTTGAAGCTGAGCTTCTTATGCAACGCGCTGCTTTCTTCCAAAACGCAACCGGTGCTGGTGGCAAGTATGACAAGAGCCGTTCTAATGAACTTTTTGCATCTGGCGGATCAAAAGATTATGAAACAATACGTAAACTTCAAGGCGAGTTTGCAAAACAAGGCACAATTAACGACCAAATGGACGTCATGCGAGCCATGGTTGCTGGACAAACTTATGGTTTAACAGGCACTAACTTTTTAATGGGCAAAGACGGAACATCTGCCGGAAGCGTTATGGGCGGTGTTGCCAATTTATCTAACCTTGTACCAGGTGCCGGCGCTGAGGGAACACTTCGTGCTTATGGCGCTATGCAACAAGGTCGCAGCGTAAATATGCTTCGGGGTATTGGTATTCGTATCCGCGATGAGCAAGGCAATATGAAACCGCCTGATCAAGTAATTGACGACATTTGGAAAAAAATTACTCATGATTACGCAAAAGCTTACGGCTCTGGAGCAACTCCTTCTGAGCAAGATGTAAAAATTGGTTTGCAGCCGGGTAACTCCATGGACTCTATGCTTAACCAATATTTTGGTAATGATCCAATTTTGCGCCAAATGGTTGCTAATGGTCTTATTTACAAAGCACGTACTGGTGGAGC